TTATGCAGACTTTAAATTCCAGTGGGGCACCGGTGGGGCAAAGCCGCTTAATTTTGAGTTCAGAATGGCTAACTGAGCCTCATTATTCTCCGACATCCACTTCCCGTACACCTGGAACAGCATCTGGGCATCAGCATGCCCCATCTGCGTGGCAATAAAATTGGGGTTGGCTCCGGCCGTTAGTGACCAGCACGCATATGTGTGGCGGGTCTGGTACGATTTCCGGTGCCGGATCCCTGCCCGCTTTACCGTTGTGTCCCATGATTGCCGGATCCCGTCCACCGTCATGTGTTCGCCGTGACGTTTTGACCTGGCCGTAACCGACGGCAAAAATACGAATGTGCATTTCTGAATGTCAGAACGCCCGTACTCACGCGATTTAACGCTGATCAAGTGTTCTTTGCCAAGCCGTGTTAGCTCAGCCTGGGTTTTCAGTGCCTGTATTGCGGGTTCTATCAGATGTATTACCCGGTTTGTTCCGGCCTGAGTTTTTGGCACGGTGAATTCACCTCTGGCAAAATTGCGCCTGATCATCATTGTTCCTGATTTCAGGTCAATATCCTCCCACGCCAGCCCACATAGCTCGCCAGGGCGGATCCCGGTATAGACTGAAATAGAAATCATGTTGCGCGTCTGCTGATGGCGGCAGGCGTCGATCAGGCGAATAAACTCATCCCGGGTCAGGGGGTCAGGCAATACCCGGGACTCTTTTAGAGGTGAGATGCTTTTAAACGGGTTTTCCTGCAGGTAGCCATTTTCCACACCGAACTGGAATACAGCATACAGATTTGTCATGTAGTTATTCACAGTGACAGCTGAGCGTCCAGGCTCTTTAACTGTGTAGTTTGGTCTTGGCAGCTGGTATCCGGTCAGTAGCTCCTTGCGGATTTCCATGAGTTTTTCTTTATTTACTGCGGATGCCAGTATTTTTGGCCCAACGATGGCCAGCACATTTTTGACAACGGTGCGGTAGGTGCCGATTGACGTTTCTGCCACCTCCGTTTCTTTCAGTGACAGAAATTTATCAGCCAGTTCCCTGAGTGTCAGATCCTGACTGGCCTCTCCGAATTTGACCAGGTTGGCCGAGTCAGGAAACTGGCTCGCGTAGTCGAAATGACCGGTCTTAATGGCATAGCAAATTGACGTCCTCAGTTCACCGGCAACTTTTCTGTTTTTGGGGGTGTCAGGAACCCCCAGGCTTTCACGTACTCTGACCCCTTTGTAGATGAACCACAGGCGCAACGTTCCCCCGTGATTTTCCACTCCTGTTGGGTATTTCATAACGATTCCTCGTTGGTTAATGGTCAGAGTATTTAAACAGTTTTACGGCTCGGTTTCGCGGGGGCCTGCCGGGCTATCCAGCGATCAATAGCCGGTATGTTGTAGAAACATGGGCTGTTATCGTAGGGCTCTCCGTCAGCTGCGACATGTTTGTATTCGCGTCCCTCCAGGAAGCTCTTTTTCCTGGCGTTCTTTAACGTCCCTTCTTTCAGCCCTTTGAGAGCCATTATTTGCTCCTCGGAGACCCATTCACCAGGGTCCGCTATGATGTACGTTACCTCTGCCATATCATTCTCCACGCCCCTGGTGGGGCAATTGATAATTCAAAATCAGACATCGGCCGGGGCAGGGTTACCACGGATAATGTGTCTCATGCTATCGCTCCGTTAAAACGCCTGTCAGAACGCCGATCTGCCAGTTCAGCTGGCTGACCGTGATCCCCAGCGGCTCCAGCTTTTTCAGGTGACTGAGAATGACCCGGCGGGAGATGATATCCCGGTGCATTTCAGGGTTTGCCGCCCGGGCGGCTTTGTAGTCGTTTATTGCTGCCCGGGCTACAGTGCGCAGGGCATTTCGGGTTTCAGTGTTCATGAGAACTGATCCCCCTGATACATGACAACCATACCCAGTTTTTCGGCCAGGGCATTTTCTGCCCGGGCACCTGCTGAATTCTCCCAGCCATCGAGCATGTAAACCCCGTCGGCACAGCGAATCATTGCGCAGCAGATGTCCATGTATTCTCGTTGCTCCAGGCCATCCGGCAGGATTGCCGGGTTCAGAACAACATGTCCGTCGCCGGATAACAGCGTGGCTGCGCTGTGAAATTCACTGCGATTAAATCCCGGGATCCCGCTCATCGGTCCGGCAATGTACACTCTCATGCTGCCACCTCATCAAGATATTGCTGGCCAGCGTCCTCAAGAGCTGGTTTGCTCACTGTGGTAAAGATCCCCCGAGGACTGATAAATGGGCGCCAGATAAAGAGCAAAGATCCCTTGGGGTTGGACTGCCTCTTTCCTGACACACTGGCCGGTACAAACTGAATGCGGCCGTTGGTAATTAACCTGATTTCATCAACGGTCTGTAATGCCAGGCTGAACCATCCGGTTGAAATATCGGCCGGCAGCAGCATTACGACTGTCTGGTGCTGCTTTTGACACTGTTCTGCCGCTTTGCGGATCCACGGTGTAATGTCGGAATATGGCGGGTTACACCAGATCGCCCCGTAACTGCTCCAGTCACTGTTTAACGCGTCTTCATGCTCTGTCATGAACCGGGCGCACAGCGCGTTATGTGGCGCCGCGGCAACGTCCAGATAAAAACCAAACTCAATATCCAGCGCCGTGAAAATGCTGGCGGGCGTCTGCCACAGATCCCGCTCAGGCACTGGTGTTTTTGAACCGCCGTAGTCGCTCATTAATCCCCCATTAATCTGCCGCGGCCGGTGGTGGGCATATTCACCGGGTAAACATCAGGCGATGATCCCCAGGCTGTCTGAGATTTAAATCTGTGCGGGAGAACATACCCGCGACATTCATGAACCTGTTCCAGTTCTGTAGCGGCTGGCTCAGGTATAGATACGCCGAACAGCGCCGCCCAGTTGACCATCCGTTTCAGCTCTATGCGCACCCGTTCCCGTACGCGCGCATCTGGATCTGTGACATCATCTGACAGGATTTTCTCCAGTTGATTTTTTCGTATCTCTTTGTTATTGCTGAGCATATCTGGGTCCTCAAAATGGGATCTCGTCGTCGAAGTCCATTGGTGGCTCGCTGGAAGCGGGTGCCGCTGGGGCAGACTGCTGCTGCGGGCGCTGCTGAGCACCACCGCTGAACTGTCTGCTGCCATGAGTCTGGCCCTGGCCGGCGGTGTTACCGTCCTGACGGCCGCCCAGCATCTGCATGGTGCCACCGACATTTACCACCACCTCAGTGGTGTAGCGCTCCTGGCCGCTCTGATCCTGCCACTTACGGGTACGCAACTGGCCCTCGATATAGACCTGTGAGCCCTTGCGCAGGTATTCGCCCGCCACCTCTGCCAGCTTTCCGAACAGCACCACCCGAGTCCATTCGGTCTGCTCTTTCACTTCTCCGGTCTGCTTATCGCGCCAGGATTCAGATGTTGCCAGGGTAATGCCGGTAACCGCGCCGCCATTTGGCAGATAACGCACCTCCGGATCCTTCCCCAGGTTGCCGACCAGGATCACCTTGTTGATTCCACGACTTGCCATTTATTCCACCTCACTTGATTTCATCAGCTCAGATTTTCTGGCCTCGTAGACTTCCTGGGCTTTTGCCTGCTCAGGCGTATCGCGTAACGTCCTGTATGCCTCTGCCCATGCAGCTTTGAGCGCATCAAAACTGGCGACAGACTCTGCAACATGAACGAAATGCGCCAGGTCAATCTCCGGCTTGGTTCTGCCATCGTTTAACCATTCAACCAGGCGGGCGCCCACACGTTCATCTATGACGGTGTAGTCGGAGTTAGAGAACAGGCCTGTACGGTCTTTTGATGCTGACGCTGTGTGAGTTTCATGGTTGATGTCGAGAACGGTAGTAAATTCGTATTCAACACCGTCGCGTTGCTCTGATTTCATCCCCAGCTTCACCACCTTTTTGCTTCCCTCAAGCTGGGCTGTTTCCGTCTTGCTGCGCATGGTGGCTACCACGTGGCAGTTAACCCGCAAAATGGCATCCAGAAATTTACGGTGGCGCGGAGTTAATGAGCTCCAGGTCGCGTGGGTATTGCCCTTGAATTTTGTTTTGGCGACCGTGTCCAGGTCGTCCAGGCAACCACCAACGCCACTCCATTCGTGAGATATCGAATCGATAACCAGATTGTCATAGCCTGCATTTTCTGCGGCGGTTATAGCCTCAATGAATCTCTCCGGGCTAAATGGGGGATCCAGTTCCAGCACATCAAAATCAAACTCAGTGGAGTACAGGGAAGCGCTGCCTTTCTCGGTATCTATTACGGCCGTTCTCCCCCCCATGCTTTTACAGATAATGAGCGCGCTGTATGTTTTCCCTGCTCCGCTGGGCCCGGTAAGTGCCAGCCGCAGCTTGGCTTTCTTTCTCATGGCTTTTTCAAATTTCATAATCATCCCCAGAAATTAAAACGTGATGGACATACCCACGCTCTGCCGTTCAGAGCGGTGATCTGCAATAGCATCCATTTCCGCCAGACGTTCCTGGACCCATTCGTCGATAACAGAGAAATCCAGTTGTTCCAGCACCTGGCGCGTGTCAACCGTGCCGTCGATCACCACGCCATCCAGTTCCATAATCTGGTTGCGCTGGCTGTCGAGGTAGCCATGCGCCCGGTCGTATTTGCATTTAATTTTCATAGTCACCTCAGTAACGAATAGACACGGCAGGGACGTTTCCCCGGATGATTTCCCGGAGGCACATTTCTGCAAATTCATCGGGGATGCCGGCCAAAACCAGAGCGGATTTAGCGTGGCTATTTACTGTGCGACGATGCTCAGTGTCAGCAGCACGCCGGGCATCTTCCTCAGCAATACGATTTACTTCTGCTATCCTGGCCTCTTCAGCCGCAGCTGATTTACGACGTTCGGCTTCAATCGCTTCCTGCTTTTCGCGCTCTGCCCGGATAGCGGCTTCTTTCGCATCCAGTTCAGCTTTCTGCTGAGCCTCAATGCGTTCACGTTCCGCTCGCTCTGCTGCTGCTTTTGCTTCTGCCTCACGGCGCTGCGCGGCTTCAATATCTGCCAGGGCCTTGCGTTCAGCTTCTTTCTTTGCCAGTTCAGCGGCGGCGTGTTTCATATTTTCTTCGCGGGCGATGCGCTGGCGCTCTTCTGCTGCTTTTCGTTCTGCCGTATCACGGTCAAACTTTTCATTCAGTAGCAGGGCTATTTCATGATCAGCCTCGATGCGCTCAGCCAGTTTCCGGTTAAATTCGGCATTCAGCTCCAGCGCTTCTTCATGCCAGGCATTCATCTGATTTTCCGCTGCAATGCGCTCCTGCTCGGTTTCCCACTCAGTGAGCGGGCGACGAACTTCATCACGCAGGGTGTCGCATTCAGTGACGAAACGGCGTAATTCAGCCTCTGCTGGCTTTACCGCCTCTTTCAGGTGGCGCAGATAGTTACGGCCAGGCTCTTCAATCGCTTTCTTGCTGCGTGATACCTGGGCGGCCAATGACGCTACACGCGCCCGGCCTTTAGCGGTGGATAGATCTGGCACTTCGTTTACGGCATCACGGATCTGCCGGAGATAATCATCAAGACCATTTGGCACATACAGTGCAGGGGCCTGCTCAGGGTTTATTTCGATAACAGCTAGCTCAGACATTGTTACCTCCCGAATTTTTGGTGTAGGAATACCGGCACCGAATAGGCTGCCAATGCGTTAATTTCGTTTTGTTAATGGCTCAGGCCGTGACCCATGCCATTCAGAAAAACCTCCACCAGCAGAGCTGTGGTGTAGGTGCGCTCAAATCCGCGATGCATGTACAGGCGTCCCTTGACGTTTGCTGATGCCGTCCAGGTGCCATCTTTGTGCCTAACCAGCATTCCTGGCTGAACGGTGCCACGGTTTACTGTCTGAGTGCCGTAGTGCTGATTGACCATCTCATCCTCTCCTGTGGCTGTTTTTAATGTCATTCCAGTACTGGAATGTGCAGCGAATATTTGCATCCAGAACGGCCTGTGTTGCGGCTATGATGTCTGCGTGCCAGATAACGCATATCGTTGCTCGCATGTGGACATAGCGCAGTGATGGATCTGCTTGATTCATCAGAATCCCTGCACGAGCTGCATCCTGAGAGCTATCAAAGCTAAAAATGACCTCACTCATCTCATCCTCTTTCCCTTATCGCCGGGTCGCGGAACGTTTATCGAAGCAGCGGTGTGCGTTGCTGATGGGATGATAATGTACTAATGGTTCATTAAAGTAAAGTACCAAAAGTACATATTTGATGTAAAAATAGTTCACTTGAGCGTAACCAAATGAACTTTATGTATATTTATTTTTGATTGTTTATGGCATGCGTCTTTATAGACGATTGTCATAAGATACAGACATGAAGAGTGGTGAATATCATTCGGGGGTCATGTGTGCTGAATGCTGTGAGGTTGATTAAAAAATGAGCAATTCAATGCAATGGCCATGGTGATGGCTACTTAAGAATTAGGCCATTAAGTGCATCAATAATTTTTGAAACATAATTACCAAAAACATATACACAAAAGGCAAATGCTACGCTGACCACTGCGGCGGATGCCTTTATGGTAGTTTTGATAGATTCTATACCTGTTTCAATTTTAGTTAATCTGGAATCTATTGCCTTAATATCTGATTTTACTTCAGAAATGTCACGCTTTATGTATTCGACGTCAGATTCAAGTCGGGCAACCCTGATTTGCATATCATCTCCTCCACCCCCGTTACCACCCTTAAATGATGGACTATCTGCAGAAGATAATCCACTAGTTAAATTTATGCTTTCCATCCCTGGACGGAGTACAGTTACATTTTCACTCATTTCACTCTACTCCTATCTTTAATTTTACCTTGAAATAGGATTGGTGGGTTTCGATTAATGTTTTATTTTTCATGTTAAAGAGTTTGGCCTCAATGGTATATATCCCCTCATCTGTGAAAGGTATTTGAGGCATGTTGGCATTCAGACCAACTGCAAGTTCATCTGGCTTCGATGATGGATCTTCCGCTTTAAATATTTTTTCCCTATCCCAAGAGTTATCGATGATAGAAACGCCATCTCTGGTGATATCAAACCATAAGGTATACGTCACATCTTTTTTTAAGCATATGAAATAGAAGGCAATATTTAAAGTTGCCTTGACTGGTAATTTTTCACAATCGAATGTCAGGACAGGAGTAATCCCAGCCGCTTTTTCACCGATTCTTGCGAACGGAAAGACGCACGATATTTTTTCCTGCAAATCACTCTCCTTTATACCTATATCAGCTTAATTTCTACTTCTATATCCACACCGATGATCATCCGTGGAAATGATAAGCTCTAGACTGACTGACAAGCACCTTGGCGCAGATAATTAGCTCAGCGGAATTTATATCGTCGATGTACCATGTCTCGTATTTTTTATTGTCCGATATTACTGCTAACCTTTTGTATTGTAGCTGTAATCTTTTTACGTAAAGGTTATTGTCGAGTATAAAAATGTAGATCCCATCACCATCGAAGAACCCGATGCTAACATCGATAAAAATCTGGTCACGCGGCTCAAATGTTCCAGACATAGAATCACCGTTAACGGCAATCATCTTGATGTTTTCGGCGGGCCTGCCACCAAACAGGGCGTGCGCCTCCTCGCTTGAATACTCAATGGATTTTATTGTTTCGATGAACTCATCCCTGAGCATCACGCCAGAACCAGCACTGGCGTTTATATCAAAGACTTCCACCCGATAAATATCGTCATTTATCGCCATGTGCCCCTCAGATATACCATCATCAGTTGAGTCCCCCAGAAGGTATGACGAGGACGTGCCGAGAATAGAGGCCAGAACCTGCAATGTGCCTCTCCGTGGGATGGATTCTCCGTTAAACCACTTACTGACAGCCTTAGGGGTAACCTTCATACGGGCGGCAATATCAGCCTGCCGTCCGTGGATCAGCAATCCAGCTTTATCACAGGCCAGCGCCAGCCTGACAGAGAATTCTTTACGCGCTTTATCTTCATGAACCATAGGTTCAATCATAATACCACTTGCGTGAACTATCAGTTCCGTCATAATATGTACCTAAAGTTCATTTTGAGGATTAAAATATGGGCCCAAGTAATCTCGGGGAAATCATTAAATACATCCGCGTTCCAGTTGTTGCTGAGGTCTGCGGCCGTTCCCCACGAGCCATTTACAAATGGATGAGAAGCGGATGCCTTCCCCGTACAGAGTGGACCGGAGAAACCGACTACGCCCGAAGAATTTCTGTTGCATCAGATGGAAAATACTCTCCAGAACAAATTCTGGAAGTGAGCAAACCTAAGCAGGTCGTGTAACCATCGGCCTGCTAACCCAATGAGGTGAATATTGCCTATGACAAATGCAATTGCACGCAACTCCGAGCTGCCAAAACTAAAGCCGATTGAAATGGAAGGGCTAATTCTCAATCAGCTTGCTGATCTTGGTCAAAAACCAACCGCTGAGGCTTGCGGATTGGATGAGTCGACAATTAGCCGATGGAAAGGGAAAGGAGGGCATCTGGAGCAGTTTTGTCGATTTTTGGATGCTCTGGGCCTTCAGCTGGCGCCTCCCGGGGCGGTTCTGGTTCGTCGGGATTACCTTTTTGCTATGGAGACTTTGGCAGAAATGGGGATGAAAGCTGAGCGCATGCGGCCGGATCCGCTGGGGTGGGACTGATGGGTATATCAAAAATGTCGAAAGCCGCGGTGCGCGAACACCAACGGCTTTCAGGCGCAAAAACGGAAACCTTTGCAGGAGGAATGATGGCAAAAATTAATCGTCATTACCAGACCGCTGTACATAAAAACAATACTCGCGACCGCTTCGTGCGCTCGATTAATCCAGTAGTGGCCGAAAAGATGCGCGCCATCCTGGAGGAGTTGAAGCGTAAGGAGGAAGGCCGTGGGTAATCTCGTAACAGTAACCCCAATCAGGCCGTCTCTGGCGGTCGTGGAGCGCCAGGTGGCAGATCTCGATGACGGATATACCCGCATCGCTAATGAACTGCTGGAAGCGGTTATGGCTGCCGATCTGACGGCTCGCCAACTGAAGGTAGTTCTGGCGGTAATCCGAAAAACCTACGGTTTCGGTAAGAAGTTTGATCGTATTACAAATACCCAGATATCTGACATGACAGGCATTCATCACACGCACGTGTGTAAGGCTAAAAACGAGATGATAGGCATGGGGGTCATTATCACAAACGGGATAATGATCGGCGTAAACAAAGTTGTTTCTGACTGGAATTTCAATATTAGCCAACATAGCGAAACATTAGCCGAAATAGCTAATAAAAGGTTAGCTAAGTCAGCTAATACCAATAAGCCAATTCAGCTAAACACAAAAGAAACTATACAAAATACAAAAAGAAAAGATCCCTCCAAACCTCCCAAGGGAGGTCGTGAAGGCGGCTCTCTTCGTGATGAATTAATTACCCTTCTGGAAGGAAAATTCGATTTTAACAAGGCTGCCGCACTGCATGACGCAGTTGAAGCAATGATTATTGACGCTGGCTACGAGTGCATCCGCGAATTCAGGGTTGCTGATCGAGGTGATGGACGCCCTGGACGTATCGATTTGCTTGCATCCAACGGCGAAGGGGATGTTTGTGGCATTGAGATTGATCGCATCACCCCAAGGGATAAGTCTGCGGTCAAACTCAAACAGGTAGCCAGTGGATTTATCTTGGTGCGTGAAGGTGTTGTTTCTGACCATTACGAGTTAGATGGCATTCCTGTTATCAGCGCTCACCCGCTCAGCTCATCATCTGACGGTGTAAGTCGTGATGAGATTATTAAAAACTCCAGGGAAGCACTGGAATTTTACAACGCTATGGCTGGTGCTAAATGCCAGGATTACAAGCCATTCATGACGCTTCTGGCTCCAACGCAAAGCCGTGATGGTTACTCACTGAGCGATCTCAAAGCCGTTATCAAATGGGTCGTTATGACGTGGAAGCGGCGTAATGACTCGGTTGCTAAGCCTAATAATATTTGCCGCGTGACCCGCTTCGATGGTTACCTGTCCGACGCCCTGGTTTGGGCTGACGGGCAGGGAAGCAACCCTGTGCCGTGCCCTCACAAAGAAATTATCGCGCTCTGGAACGAGAAGTTCCCCGGGAAATCCGTGGTGATGCATGAGTGGAGCTCCCGCCGCCCGGCATACCGCAACCTGGCTGCAGTGTGGAATGGCAAGACCAATCAGGGGAACTGGCGTGAGGTTAAACACCTGGGCCAGGCATTCGACCTGATTGGAAAATCAACCCTGTTCAGCGGTGCTGAGAATAAACCCTGGCTAACCCTGGACTGGATACTCAAACCGGAAAACTGGGGGTCTGTCTACGAGCAGGCCATCAACGAGCACAGGCAGCGTAAGGGGATCATCGCATGAGCCGGTTTATCGATTTTTACGCGGAGCAGTGTGTACTGGGCGCAATACAGCTCTCTGGCGATGACTATTCCGATGCGGCGGTGGATGCCATCGAGGGGCTGAGTGAGAGTGATTTTAGCGTGGCTGCTCATCGGTTCATCCTGCGCTCACTGAAACGCCTGAATGCCGCCGGTTCCGGTATCGACCTGATGACTCTGACAGCTGATATCGAAAGTGCAGGCGATCTGGAGAAGGTCGGTGGTTTTGCGTACCTGGCGGAAATCGCTAAAAACACTCCGTCAGTCAGCATGCTGCCAACCTATGCGCAAAAGCTGCGTGAGTTTGCGATGGGTCGCCGGATGCTGGAAATTCTGAACAACGGCATTAGCCGACTGAATGAGCCGGGTGTCGGTTCTCTGGAGGATGTCATTGGAACTATCCAGGCTGACGTGGGCAGCGTTGAGTCCGGTAGTGATAGCGGAACCCGTCAGATCATGGATGGCATAACCCTGTCTCTCGATACGGTCGAGGCCATCATGAGTGGGGAGATCTGGAAATACAAAACCATGCTGGGAATGGATGACATCGACCGGGCATTTGGCGGGTTCAATAACACCGATTTTATTGTGGTCGGTGGTCGTCCCGGGATGGGTAAAACCATGTTCAGCACTACCGCAACGGAGACTATCGGCCTGAAACGCAATAAGCCGGTGCTGTTTTTCAGTCTGGAAATGCCTATCGAGCAGATTTCCGAGCGGATCGCATTTCACCGGGCCCGTATCAGCAAAGAGCAGTTGCTGGGGGAGAACGGGGCTAATCAGGACGAGGCCTGGGGGCGGATCAGTGACTGTCTACGCGAGTTCCAGGACGCACCGATTCACATCAACGATAAAACCTCTCTGAGTGTGCACCAGATCCGCGCCGAGGCACGCAGGATGCACAAACAACTGGGTGGCCTGGGCGTCATTGTCGTGGACTACCTCCAGAAAATGAAGATGAGCAACCCGGAGAACATGAACCAGTCCGTGGGTGAAATTGCAACCGGGCTCAAGAATCTGGCGAAAGAGTTGCGCTGCCCGGTCATCGCCTTAGCTCAGCTTAACCGCGCTGTCGAGCAGCGTGCTAATAAGCGCCCGGTTAACTCGGATTTACGGGAGTCAGGGGTGATCGAGCAGGAGGCTGACGTAATTTTCATGGTGTACCGGGATGAGAAATACAACCCGAACACCGAGCATAAGGGCATCACAGAAATTATCTGTACAAAGTCGCGGCATGCGCCAGGCGCAGAGAAAACCTACTACTTCAGCAGCCGCCTTTCCGGACTTGACCCGGTGGTATTTCAGCAAAATGAATTGAGGAATTACGACTATGACATTGAATGCTAATGCAGCACGGAGTTCCAGACTGGGGATCAACACCATTTTCGACGAGTGCCGTGCCAACTGGCAGGGCTACCAGATTCATAAAATTTTTAGCGGGGTGCGGGCATGAGCGCTACCGCCTATTACAACGAAATAGACCAATTTGCAGCTCAGTGGCTGCGTAACCTGATTGCTGGCGGTCATATTGCCCCAGGCGAAGTAGACGAAAGGAGCATTGAAGATGTCACACCTGACGACCTCAGAGGATTTACACAGTGTCATTTCTTCGCCGGAATTGGTGTCTGGAGCCTCGCATTGCGGCGGGCAGGATGGCCTGATGATAAGCCCGTCTGGACTGGTTCCTGTCCGTGCCAGCCTTTCAGCGCGGCAGGCAAAGGTGATGGGTTTGCTGACGAGCGGCACCTTTGGCCCTATCTCTTCCATCTCATCAGCGAGCGCAGACCTCAGCATGTCTTTGGCGAACAGGTTGCAAGCGGTAACGCAAATGCATGGTTCGATCTTGTACAAGCAGACCTGGAAGCAGTGGGCTACGCCTTTGGGCTTGTGCCGTTCACGTCAGCGGGCATCGGTGCGCCGCACATCAGAGAGCGGGCCTACTGGGTGGCCAACGCCGACAGCGTCATCAGTGACTGGCGCGGGAACGTCAGGGCGCCAGGGCGGGATGAATATTCAAACAGCGGCGATGATGTCCGGCTGGCCGACGCCGGTCGCGAACATAAAGGATCAGCCAGAAACACAGAGAGGGCTGGAGAATCTTGCCGGGCTGGTGAAGATGGCGGGCTGGGTAACTCCAACATCGCGCGACTGGAAGGACTCAGCGGGAATGACGGCGCAGCGGGACGGGAAGGCACGACTGGACCAGCTTCCGCGCCAGGCGTACACATGCGGCCCCTTGAGGTTAACGGTTTTTGGCGAGATGCGGACTGGCTCTTTTGTCGGGATGGAAAGTGGCGTCCAGTTGAACCCGGCACATTCCCGCTGGTTGATGGGGCTACCGCACGCATGGGACGAGTCGAGCCCGGGGTGGCCAGAGTGGCAAGCCGCAACAGGGTTGGCCGCTTAAAGGGGTACGGGAATGCAATCAACGCCGAAGCTGCCAGGGCTTTTATCACTGCATATATGGAGGTCAGCCATGACTGAAATCACAGAACTGACACAAGAAACTGCCCGCGAATCGGGGAATATTTTGATTATCGTCGCTGCACGTATGGATCGCCGCGAGTTTTTTACACCATTGCATGCCCTCTGTGAGTCCGGGAAAAGAGTCGTTAGCACCAGGGCGTTGTGTGATGCCGTAGAACGCGCAGAAGAGCGTATGGTTAGCCAGGTTTCGAAAATTGTTGATGGTCACGACAGGTTGACCAAAAAACTGAAGGAGGCTGAATCCCGAAATGCTGAGCTGGTAGAGGCACTGGAGAAGACGCAGCAGCGCATAGCCGAGCTTGAGGCCCAGGTAGAGCAAATGAAATCTCGCGAACTGGTTATCTCACCTATAACCCTGGCTGAGGCGCTGGCGGAATATGAGAAAAAACTACCGTGGGTAGAGTTGATAAAAAACCTGGCCGCCAGAAACACAGGCATTCATAGCCAGGATGTTCTGTTCATCGCAGAGGTATACGAACGTTATATCGCCGCTGTCTCCCCGGAAAACATGCGCCAGATGCTGGCGGAACTGGATGCCGCCCGCCATCGTATCGCCGAGCTGGAGTCCCGCACCGTGAAGCTGCCACAGGAAGTTAGCGCCGGTGGTCAGGGCTATCAGGAACAGGTGGAGCGGGCGCTGGGCGATGCAGGCATCAAGTGGGAGGCTGAGTAAATGGCTGTTACAAAAATGCTTTGTGTTAGCTCGACAAAACCTGACTTGTTTACACCGGGCACTATATACGACTCAGAACCACGCGGTGCTGATATTTGCATTTGTGGCGACAACCTCGTTTGGTACGAAATGAGCCAGCGTATTGATGGACTGTGGTCCCTAATCGGTTTTCGGCAGTCAATATTGTTCAGGGAAGCCAACCAATGACCAGCAAATTAACAAGAGATGAACTCAACGATGTTGTCGCAACATACGGAAAAAGCCACGTCGCCCATCGAATGGCTGCTGAATTGTTGGCCGCAATGGACAGCGAGCCGGTGGCGTTGCGCTGGCGACGGGATGATAGCGATGCGCGATGGACATATGCATCCGCTCGTAAAATGCCTGAATTTATTGCGGCGGGGTTTACGAAAGAGAATGGCGTGGATATCGAGTATCTTTACGCAGCCCAACAGTCAGCACCGGTAGTGCCGGAAGAAAAGCCAATGCCAAATACACTGAGCATGTACGCCGTTGATGCAGTAGCTGCTATTGCCGAAGTGAGGGGCTGGAACGCCTGCCGTGCCGCCATGCTCGCGGGGAATGAACCTGTAAGCCGGGCTTACAAGTTGGGCCAGGCCGACATTACAGGTCATAACGGATAGCGCCGGACATAACGGATAACGCTACGTTGATAACGGATAATCGTAGACAGTAATCAGCAAACCCGCTCCGGCGGGTTTTTATCTCCTGTTGATTTTAAATTATCACCTGGTATTATTTACAGTATCGGCCTGAACAACCGGTATCGGAGCAACGCTGTGCTATGGAGAGGAAACCATGGCCCAGCTATTTATCAATATTCCCCACTTACTGACGCTACCCGGCGCCAGCGACTTTCTGCTATCAGCGTTCAGCCTCTGCGGAGGTGATGCGTGAAACAGCAATACACGCTCATCAACGATGCTATTAAGCGCAACGCGATAGCACATATCCAGTCGTTACCTGTAGATTCCCGATCGCCCCTGATTGTTGAGGCTCGGGAAGAAACCCGCACAGAAAAACAAAATCGCCTGATGTGGCCATTACTGAAAGATCTGTCTGAGCAGGTCGTTTGGTATGGCGAAAAGCTGGAGCGTGAGCAATGGAAGGATCTCATTACCGTTCTGGTAAATCAGACCCAGAAGGGGGAGTCGCAAAAGTCAGCGCCAGGCATTGGTGGCGGACGGGTGTATTTCGGCGTTCGAACGTCTAAATCCAGCAAACGCTATCTATGCGACGTCATCGAGGCCATTTATTGGTTCGGTACTGAGCATAATGTGACGTTTAGCGATAAGTCAAAACAGCGCATTGAGTGGGCACAGCGCTGGGGAGAAACCCATGCGTAGCCTCATGGCCAGCGTTATCGAGCGCAACATTTTCAGAGTCCGGGCCAGACGAAAGGCGCGTCCTGAATTAAATCCCTCGCAGATCCCCACATTCAACTATTCAGCACACCTGGCTGATGTTCGCTGGCTGCGTCACGCTGCGCGGAGGAAAAACCATGGCTAAGCAACCACGTCGCAAGTGCAAAGTCTGCCATGAGTGGTTTCATCCGGTTCGCGATAACCAGATCGTTTGCACACTGGAATGCGCCCGCGTTAACGGCAAGAAAGAAAATGACATTGCAAAAGCGGTGGCTCAGCGGGAAAAGAAAAAGGCTGAGAAAGCAGAGCGCGCTCGCTGGCGTGAAAAGAAAGAATCAGTAAAGCCGCTGAGTTATTTTGCTCGGCAGGCTCAACAGGCATTCAACAGTTACATTCGCTACCGGGATCGGGATCAGCCATGTATCAGTTGCGGGCGATTTCATGACGGTCAGTATCACGCTGGCCATTTCCGCACCACCGGCGGCAACCCCGAACTCCGGTTTAACGAGGACAACTGCCATAAGCAGTGCGCCCCCTGCAATAACCATCTTTCAGGAAATTTAACGGCATACCGTCCCGCACTCATCACCAAAATAGGCCAGGCACGTTTTGATGCGTTGATGGGACCACACAAGCTACCGAAGTGGACAAGAGAAGACTATATCCGCATCCGGGATGAATACCGGGCAAAACTCAAAGAGCTGAAACGCCAGGAGGCCGCGTGAACAGTGCTGACATGAATAATTACCAGAAAGCCTCGGTACAGCGTGCCGACCCTAACAACCCCTGGATTAAACTGTCTCAGGCTCCACGCCGTTCGTATCTGGGTAAATACCAGCGCATTACTCCGGCACAAAACCGCTGGGTTCGTTCACTACTCAATCTCTGGGGGAGCGCATACGGTGGCAGCGGAACCGGGCATTTATCCTGCGGTGGGGGGTTGTGGGCTATGGCGTTATCCGGCTGGACGGTAGAGCAACAGGAGCAGATCACTGATGTACTGGCCGGGTTGCGTAAAATCGGTTACAGCGGTGATGAGCTGATGAAAAAGGCCAGGGTGCTGATATGCCCGAAAAAATCATTGTCCGTGCTGATTGGAAATGCTGGTGATGAGGAGGAGGCAGCATTTATGGAGGCTATCATTCTCAAATCGTTCGGGCAGGGCAATCCGGTATATGAAATTGGCCGTGACTATTACACCTGGCGAAAAACGATTAACGACATGGCCCGGTGGATGCAGTTTTATTACGCACCATTTCTGACTGAAAAGCAGTGTATTGATCGGGTTCGCTGGTGTATCGAATTATTCAACTCTGCTGTCTTCTTTACATTAAAAGCTGAACTTGGATACGAAAATGAAGAAACTCGTAAAAAAGACTTGAAAACAAGTTTTGAAACTGCATAATTTATATATGCTTCGCAAAGCTGTGTCGCAAGCGACCTTAAAGAAATGAATTTAGAAAAGCCCGCCACCGTGCGGGTTTTTTATTGCTAAAAATATGGCCTCGCTTATGCGGGGCTTTTTCGTATCTGGCCCACTGCGTGACGGGCTCATAACCCAATCCATGCAGGTGCCTGCACTGCAATGCGGGCACTGGGCCACTTTTTCAGGTCCCTGACAATCACCCTCAGATACCCCATATCCCGCAGTGTCAGCGGGCCTTATTTCTCTATTTTTCCACACACAGCCTCAGCTACAACAGCGAGGTGAGAGATGAAAATCAAAATGCCAGACAAAATTGCCTCAGCCGTGGGGTACTGCACATCAGGCAGCCTCATATGCTGGGGCGGTATTGCCAGATGGATGCATGATCTCGACTGGAATTTAGTTGCAGTGGTCGGCGGCTTCATTATTGGCCTGCTGACGTTCTTCGTGAATTTCTACTTTAAACGCCGCCAGACGCGCGCCTATGAGGCAGCGTTAGAGCGCGGCTATGTCACCCCTCCGCCGCAGGAAAAATAACCATGGGCAACCTGATTAAAAAGATGTCGGCGGTAGCCGCTGCCGGTGGGAGTGCTGTTGCTATTGCGACCATGCTGATTACCGGCCCAACGGGCCATGATGGCCTGGAAGGGGTACGGTATCGGCCCTATCAGGATGTGGCTGGCATCCGGACAGTCTGCTACGGGCACACCGGCAAGGACATCATCCCCGGCAAAACATACAGCCAGGCGGAGTGCGATGAGCTGCTCAGTCATGACCTCGCCACCGTGGCGCGCCAGATAGCCCCCTATATCCGCGTTCCGGTGCCGGAAACCACCCGGGGGGCGCTTTACTCGTTTGTCTATAACGTTGGCGTCGGGAACTTCAAGACCTCTACGCTGCTACGGAAAATCAACCAGGGCGATATCCACGGTGCCTGTGATCAGCTGCGTCGCTGGACCTATGCCAGTGGCAGGCAGTGGCAGGGTCTGATAACCCGTAGAGAGATAGAGCGCCAGGTCTGTTTATGGGGTGACAAATGAATATCCGCTACACAGTGCTGATTGCGGCGTTCCTGATTGCAGTCGCCGGTGGGCTGATATGGTCGGCTAATCACTATCGCGATAAATATCTGGCTGAACAGAAACGCGCCGATATCGCCGAACTGGGTCTTAAATCAGCCACAGCCACCATCACCGACATGACAACCCGGCAGCGCGATGTTGCTGCTCTGGATGCCAAATACTCCCGGGAATTAGCCGATGCACAATCTCAGATTGAAACTCTGCGTGGTGATGTCGCTACTGGCAAGCGTCGGTTGCAGCTCGCAGCCACCTGCACCCAAAAAGCAAGCACCACCGGAGCCGCCAGCCTGGATGATGGCGAATCCCCCCAGCTTACAGCCGATGCTGAGCTCAATTATTGGCGTCTCAGAGCCGGAATCGAAACCATCACAAAGCAAGTGACCGGATTGCAGCAATACATCCGGGAACAGTGCTTGAACTAACGGAGGTGAACATGCGGGAAGAAGAGCGCCGAAAGCTTGATCCCTTAAATCGCCTGCGATAGCGGGGGAAGGCATCCGTAACCACCTTAAAGAATTGTGTAACTCCGTAAGGGGGTGATCACATCTTGCTGACGGGTAAGCCGTAAGTGGCAAAGCAACGCTGTGAAGCGTGGCGAACGCTGCGAACTCCAATCCTGCGCATCTCACGCGCATATCAATCGAGATCCTTTCAGTAAGCGAGCCTGAGAATAGCCGTTGTAGGTGGCGACCTCTCTCGGGCGGCTTTTCTGTGAGACAGGCTCACTTTCTAAAAGGTAAACGCAATGACACATCAAACTGTGAATGTTTATGGATTATCTGTCCGTGTTGATGGTGATGGCCGGTACAACCTAAACGATTTACATGCTGCTGCAGTGGCGAATGGAGAGGCTACAGAGTCTCAGCGGCCAAACAAATTTATTCGTAGTGCCACTGTTAAGCGTTTTGTTTCAGCATTGGACTCCAGAGGACAAAAATGTCGTCTGGAAGAAAATCAGTCACTTAGCATTGTGAATGGCGGGGCAACTCAGGGAGTGTGGGGTGCTGAGTTACTGGCTATACGTTATGCCGCCTGGATTAAACCTGAGTTTGAAATCCAGGCCTACGAAACATTTCGTGAAGCAGTTATTTCCGGCCTCAGCAATATGAACCGGCTTAACCGTCTGGATTTGATTATTGCTACTGAAACAAAAGAAGTCAGTAACTGTGCGAGAACCATGAATAAGTAGGGCGTTGGCGGCCGAAAAAAAATACTGGCAGCTGCGCGCGAAAGGCTGGTTGATCAACTTGACCCTGACATGGTTGCGCTGATGGAAGGCAAAGCAGTCTGATTTATAAAATTCTGACAAGGCTATCTATCAGGTGGCCTTCGCAGAGTTTTGTATAGGTTTATGACGTAGCGTGTGTCGGTATTCCCCGGCCCCATACTTAATCAACCAGCAGGATATTCCAAAAATGGTAGAGATTACTCAGATGACCGAAGAGCAGCAATTCAAGCTGGAAGTATACAAACTGGTTCTCAATCAGAATGCAGCCGCCGAAGAGGCATTCCAGTTTATTGGCACTGATCAGTTAAAACTTGAACTGTTCAAAATCCACTATAACGCAGGTGGCTCTAACCCTGATACCACTTCGCGCACCGTTGAAGCGGTACGTAAGGCTAAAGAGGTTCTGGGCCTGTTTACTACCACGGCGGCCTGATATGGCTAAAACGAAGTGGCCTAAATTACCTCGGTTCTTCGTGCCATTGTTCCATTGCGCCAATGTTTATCTCTGTCGGTCAAAGGATGAATGGGAGCAGGCATGTCATCACCTCGGTGTGGATGCAGGCGGCAATGAAATGCTTGCTGGAGCAACGCAGACATATTGCAACACTGAGACTGGCGAAAATCTTTACCTACTCGGCGTATTCAATGGAGACATTGCCACGCTGGTTCATGAGTGCGCTCACGTAGCGTTCTATATCTGCCGAGATGTAGGTGTCACGACCTATCCTGGCGATGCCAACGAAACATACTGCTACATGCTTGATCGCATGTTCAGCCATTTTGCAGAACACTTTAAAAATAACATGGCGGAAGGAGAATAATCATGCCAGTAACCAGTATGCAGGCAGCGACGGCGGGGAGTGCAGTTGATCTGGTAAACGTTGTCACGGCCAACATGGCAAATAATTTTTACCCATTCGGCTCACTTAAGTCCGTTCATGCCACCGTTGGTGGAAAGGTTGAGTATTTTCAGCAAATCGGAGCAGGGATAACCCGTGTTAATCGATATGAAATTGTGGTCAGCAATGACCGAGCTGAATTTACCGAAAAAGTTAATGGGCTACTGAGTTCAGGATGGGCATTGCTTGGCGATATGTGCATTACTCAGCTAACACCTGGGCGCACATGCCAGTATGCACAGGCATTAACAATGACATTTCCAAGTTAAGGTGATTTATGGGTGACGAAACGAATAAAGGCGGTCGCCCATCGGATTACACAGAAGAGTTAGCGGAAACAATCTGCCTGAGACTGGCGGAGGGTGAATCACTGCGCTCTGTCTGTCGTGACGATGAGATGCCGTGTAAACAAACAGTGCTGAGATGGATTAGCCGAATCCCTGAGTTTCGCGCCCAATACGTGCGAGCTAAGGAAGAGGGGGCTGAAGCTCTGGCCGAGGAATTGTTCGACATTGCCGACGATGGATCTAACGACTGGATGGAAAAGCTGGATAAAGAAGGCAATGCCATCGGCTGGCAGCTCAATGGAGAGCATGTCCAGCGCTCACGACTCCGTATAGATACCCGCAAATGGTATTTGTCGAAAATCATGCCCAAAAAATATGGCGATCGCATTCAGCACGACCAGACGATTACGCTGGCCGACCGTTCAGATGACGACATTGATAAGCGAATAATGGAGCTGACGAATGGACAAGTTGCCGTTGCTTCCGGGGATGACCAAGAGCCAGAAGATTGAGCTAATCCAGTTGCTGGAAGAAAAGCAGAGACGGGAGAGTGTCTATCGTTATCGGCGCTTTTACAACACTCGTTACCCATGGCAGAAGAAGTTCATCGGGGCCACGGCTGATTACACTCAGGTAGCCCTCATCGCAGCCAACCGAACCGGTAAGACCGATACAGGGACAGGGATAGACGCTATCCATGCAATGGGTGATTACCCTGAAGGATGGTCTGGTCACAGATTCGATCATGCTCCGTTGATCTGGTGCCTGGGATATTCAGGTGAGAAATGCCGAGATCTTCTACAGACGCCAATCCTCGGGCGAAAGACTGATGCGGGATGGCAGGGCGGCCTGATACCTGGTGAGCTGATTATTGATACAGAGCCAATGCAGGGTACTCCCAATGCGGTTAGATCTGCATATATCCAACACAAGTCAGGTCAGCTAGCAAAAATCCAGTTCTGGTCGTATTCACAGGGCCAGCACGCGCTCATGGGTGATGCTGTAGACTGGTTCCATATCGATGAAGAGCCGAAAGACCCTACGATTTATCCTCAGGTGCTAACGCGAACGGCAACCGGCGACCGTGGAAATGGTGGACGCGGTATTCTGACATTCACCCCAGAGAATGGTCGCACAGAATTAGTTATCGCATTCATGGATAACCCAGCGTCCGGGCAGTACTGCATGAATGTCGGGTGGGATGATGCGCCTCACCTGAGTGAGAAGGTAAAGAAAGACCTTCTGGAGTCCTACCCACCGCATCAGCGCGACATGCGCACCAAGGGGATCCCGATGCTGGGTCATGGTCGAATATATGACTTGGGTGAGGACTTTATTAAGTGCGACCCGTTCCCAATCCCCGATCACTGGCTGGTTATCGACGGCATGGACTTCGGTTGGGACCATCCACAGGCTCACGTGCAACTGGCATGGGACATTGAGAACGAAGCGTTTTATCTCACCCGCGCATACAAAGCTAGGCAGGTATCACCGGCAGAGGCATTTAGCAGTGTCAAATCATGGTCTGAGAATGTCCCCACAGCATGGCCGCCTGATGGATTGCAGACCGAGAAAGGTTCAGGGTTACAGCAGAAATCGTACTACGAGGAAGCCGGATTCCAGATGCTCCCCGAGCATGCGCAGTGGGAGGATGGTAGCAGGGCGGTTGAGCCTGGTCTGTTCGAACTGTTTGATCTGATGCGGCGAGGTAAATTCAAGGCGTTCTCCGGGCTGCGTGACTTCTTTGAAGAGTACAACTTCTACCATCGCGACGAGAAAGGAAAGATTGTGAAGGTTCGTGACGATATTCTCGATGCCGTCCGGTACGCCTACATGATGCGTCGCTATTCAATTCGTTATGCCGATATAAAGAATCCTCCCGTTGAAGAGGATGTCTACGTCCCTTCATCTTCAGGCTGGTAAACATGGCAGAAACATTAGAGAAAAAACATGAGCGCGTGATGCTCAGGTTCGACCGTGCGTACACGCCGCAACAGGATGTACGCGAGAAATGCATTGAGGCTACCCGTTTTGCTCGCGTCCCAGGCGGGCAATGGGAAGGCTCTACAGCAGCAGGGACTAAACTCGATGACCAGTTTGAGAAGTATCCAAAGTTCGAGATTAACAAGGTAGCGACAGAGCTTAACCGCATCATTGCTGAGTATCGAAATAACCGCATCTGTAGTGGTCAACTAAAACTGGCCACGGGTTTAGAGTTTTTCCAGTATCGGTTTTCCGATTCGTTTGGGGGTAACCCACCGTTATAGTCATGCGGCCTTAGCGAGCTGTAATACCCGACGATATAGTCTGTGATCGCATGAGCTGCTTCGCTAAAGTTTATATAGCCTGTCACTGGCACCCACTCGTTTTTCAGACTTCTGAAGAAGCGTTCCATCGGGCTATTATCCCAACAGTTTCCGCGTCGACTCATACTTTGCCTGATCCGGTAACGCCACAATAACTGCCGGAACTGCCTGCTTGTGTAGTGGCTACCCTGGTCACTGTGGAACATCACTCCCGCTGGTTTACCTCGGGTTTCCCACGCCATTTCCAGTGCTTTGATGGTTAACCTGCTGTCCGGTGAGAATGACATTGCCCAGCCTACCGGTTTCCTGGCGAACAAATCGAGAACAACGGCGAGGTAAGCCCAGCGGCTGCCTGTCCAGATATACGTCACATCGCCGCACCACACCTGATTAGGCTCTGTCACTGCGAACTGTCGCTTAAGGTGATTTGGGATAGCGATGTGTTCATGACCACCACGTTTATACCGGTGGGTGGGTTGCTGACAACTCACCAGCCCCAGTTCTTTCATGAGCCTGCCGGCAAGCCAGCGTCCCATTCTGAAGCCTCTCAGGGTTGCCATAATGGCGATACTTCTTGCACCAGCAGAGCCATGACTGATGTTATGCAGCTCCAGAACCTGACTACGTAATACAGCCCGCTTGCCGTCTGGCTTTTCGGGGTTTTTCACCCAGTATTTGTAGCTGCTGCGATGAACCCCGAACACGTGGCAGAGTGTGGCCACAGGATACTGCGCTCTGAGTTTCCCGATTAACGAGAACTGTTCAGGGAGTCTGACATCAAGAGCGCGGTAGCCTTTTTTAATATGTCGTTTTCCATTTCCATGCGTTGTAGCTTTTTCTTTAGCTCACGTATTTCAATCTGTTCCGGGGTTATAGGGGAGGCTTTAGGTGTTTTGCCCTGTCTTTCATCCCGCAACTGCTTTACCCATCGCGTCATGGTAGAAAGCCCCACATCCATAGCACTGGCCGCAGCTGCAACGGTGTAGTTCTGATCAAGAACCAGTTGAGCGGATTCGCGTTTAAACTCTGCGCTGAAATTTCTTTTTTTCATTGGGACACCTGTATTGTTCTGAGATGAGCATATCACCTCTGTTCAGGTGGCCAAATTCAGTAAACCACTACAATCACCGTTAAGTTTCGTCCTGGTGACAAAGAGGCTAGTGAAGAGTTAGCCAACAAGCTGAATGGCCTGTTCCGCGCTGACTACGAAGAGACTGATGGTGGAGAGGCTTGCGATAACGCATTTGACGACGCCGCAACGGGTGGATTTGGCTGCTTCCGCCTAACCTCGATGCTGGTCAACGAATACGACCCGATGGATGAGCGCCAGCGCATAGCTATCGAGCCGGTATATGACCCTTCACGCTCCGTATGGTTTGACCCTGACGCGAAGAAGTACGACAAGTCAGACGCTCTATGGGCGTTCTGCATGTACTCACTTTCGCCTGAGAAGTACGAGGCCGAATATGGGAAGACACCTCCAGCTTCTCTCGATGTAACCACAATGACCAGTTGGGAATACGACTGGTTTGAGCCTGATGTTGTTTACATCGCCAAGTATTACGAGGTGCGCAAAGAGTCTGTAGATGTAATCAGCTATCGCCAGCCAATCACTGGCGAGATTGCTACCTACGACAGCGACCAGATTGAAGATATCGAAGATGAGTTGGCTCTTTCTAGATTCCAGGAGGTTGCGCGTCGCTCAGTTAAGCGCCGCCGTGTTTATGTATCAGTGGTGGATGGTCATAACTTCCTTGAGAAGCCTAGACGCATTCCAGGCGAACATATCCCGCTCATCCCGGTATATGGTAAACGCTGGTTCATCGACGATATTGAGCGCGTAGAAGGTCACATTGCGAAAGCTATGGACCCGCAGCGCTTGTATAACCTGCAGGTTTCAATGCTTGCCGACACGGCAGCGCAAGACCCTGGGCAAATTCCTATTGTCGGCATGGAGCAAATTCGAGGGCTCGAAAAGCATTGGGAGGCTCGCAACAAGAAGCGTCCTGCGTTCCTGCCACTGCGTGAGGTGAAGGATAAGGCTGGAAACATCATTGCAGGTGCTACCCCAGCAGGTTACACGCAGCCGGCAGTCATGAATCAGGCTCTGGCAGCGTTACTGCAGCAGACCAGTGCAGACATTCAAGAAGTAACTGGCGGGAGCCAGGCAATGCAGCAGATGCCTAGCAATATCGCACAGGAAACGGTTAACAACCTGATGAACCGCGCAGATATGGCATCGTTCATCTACCTGGACAATATGGCTAAGAGCCTGAAGCGAGCCGGTGAGGTCTGGTTGTCAATGGCTCGTGAGGTTTACGGTTCAGATCGCGAGGTGCGTGTTGTCAACGAAGACGGAACAGATGACATTGCGCTGATGAATGCGCAGGTTGTTGACCGACAGACTGGACAAGTTGTCGCACTGAATGACCTTTCAACCGGTCGTTACGATGTCACCGTTGATGTCGGGCCAAGCTATACAGCACGGCGTGACGCAACAGTTGCAGCGCTAACAAGCGTGCTGAGCACCATGGCACCTCAAGACCCAGATGCCGGCATCATTCGCGGCCTGATTATGGAAAACATGGATGGCGAGGGTCTTGACGATTACAAGGAATACAACCGTAACAAGTTGCTTACCGCAGGAATTGTCAAGCCACGCAATGCCAAAGAGCAGGCACTTGTTCAGCAAGCTCAAGCAGCAGCGCAAAGCCAGCCAGATGCGAATATGGTTCTGGCGCAAGCTCAAATGGTTGCAGCTCAGGCCGAAGTACAGAAAGCCAACAACGAGACAGCACAGACTCAAATCAAAGCATTCACCGCACAACAGGATGCAATGGAGAGTCAGGCCAATACCGTATACAAGTTGGCTCAGGCCAGAAATATCGATGACAAGGCAGTTATGGAGGCCATCAGGCTTCTTAAAGACGTGGCCGAGTCTCAACAGCAACAAATCCCATCACCACAGTCACCGGCAGACTCACTGCCGAGTTAATCAGGAGTAATCAATGGAAAGCGAACTGATCATCGACGGTCAGGTTATTGACCTGTCTGAAAAACAGGAATCAGCCGAAGAAGTGACCACTGAGCAACAAGAGCAGCCTGAGAAGAAAGACCAGGCCGATACTGAGCAAGAGGTTACTGCCGAAAGTGAACAGGCCGAAGAGCAGCAGGATGAATACTCCCTGCGTATCGGTGATGAAGAAATACCGCTTACTGAAGAGGATGACGAACACGTTGATGGTCAACCAGCCCCTCAGTGGGTGAAAGATTTACGCAAGAACAATCGCGAGAAAGATAAAGAATTACGGGAACTGCGTCGCCAACTTGAGGAGATTCAATCCAAGCCGGCAGAGGTGCAGCAACCGCAATCAGACGCATTGCCTCCAAAGCCGACTCTTGAGTCGTGCGACTACGACGAGGCGGCGTTTGAACAGGCGGTGACTGACTGGCATGAGAAAAAGAGCCGTGCCGATCAGCAGAAGCAGCAACAGGAACGTCAGCAGCAGGAGAATATTCAGAAGTTCCAGCAACGCTTACAGAAGCACCAGGAACGAGCAACAAAGCTACCGGTTAAAGACTATCGGGAGACAGAGGAAATCGTTCGTCGTGAGCTTCCAGTGATTCAGCAGGAAATTCTGATTCATGCAGCAGACGAAGGTTCGGAACTGATCGCCTATGCGCTCGGAAAGAACCCACAACTACGCCAGCGTGTAGCCGCTGAGACAGACCCAATTCGCGCAGCATTTCTCTTAGGTCAGATTAGCAAGCAGGTTAGCCTTGCACCGAAACCCAAGAAAGCCATCAAACCAGAGCCGGAAGTTCGCGGTGGCGGCGCTGATGCGAAACAAGACGACTTCAACAAACTCTGCCCCGGCGCAAAAATCGAATAAAGGAAACTGCTAAATGGCTACTAACAATCTCGACAGTAACGTCAGTCAAATCGTTCTGAAAAAATTCCTGCCGGGCTTCATGTCCGACCTGGTTCTCGCTAAAACCGTAGACCGCCAACTGCTGGCAGGTGAAATCAACTCCAGCACCGGTGATAGCGTCAGCTTCAAGCGTCCGCATCAGTTCGCATCAAAGCGAACCGAAACCGGTGACATTTCCGGTCAGGCAAAGAACAACCTGATATCCGGCAAAGCAACCGGGCGTGTAGGTAACTACATCACCGTTGCCGTTGAATATGGTCAACTGGAAGAAGCCATTAAGCTGAACCAGTTGGACGAAATCCTTCAGCCAGTCCGCGAGCGAATTGTCACCGACCTAGAGACTGAGCTTGCTCAGTTCATGATGAGCAATGGTGCATTGTCATTGGGGAGTCCTAACACTCCAATTAACAAATGGTCAGACGTGGCGCAGACCGGTTCATTCATGAAAGACCTCGGCATCAAGACTGGGGAAAACTACGCCGTAATGGACCCGTGGTCAGCTCAGCGCCTTGCTGATGCTCAATCAGGCTTGCACGGAAGCGATCAACTGATTCGCTCAGCATGGGAAGATGCGCAGATTTCAGGAAACTTCGGCGGCATCCGCGCTCTGATGTCTAACGGTCTGGCATCTCGCACTCAAGGCGCATTTGGTGGCACTCTGACAGTGCAGACTGCACCTACAGTAACCTATAACGCAGTGAAAGATACCTATCAGTTCACTGTAACGCTGACTGGCGCAACTGCTTCTGTTACCGGCTTCCTGAAAGCAGGCGATCAGATTAAGTTCACTAACACCTACTGGCTGCAGCAGCAATCTAAGCAGGTTCTGTATAATGGTTCCGCACCGATTAGCTTCACTGCAACGGTTCTGTCTGACGCCAACTCCACCGCAGGTGGCGCAGTTACTGTAACGCTGTCTGGCGTGCCGATTTATGACACCACTAACTCGCAGTACAATGCAGTAAGCCATCAGGTAGATGCAGGAGATGAAGTAACCGTCATCGGTACTGCAGGTCAGACAATGAAGCCGAATCTGTTCTATAACAAGTTCTTCTGCGGCCTGGGCACCATCCCACTTCCCAAACTGAATAGCATCGACTCAGCCGTTGCTACTTACGAAGGTTTCTCTATCCGTGTTCACAAATACTCGGACGGTGACGCCAACGTGCAGAAAATGCGTTTCGACCTGTTGCCAGCCTATGTGTGCTTCAACCCACATATGGGTGGACAGTTCTTCGGTAATCCGTAATCACAAGGGGCTTCGGCCCCTTACTTTTTGAGGAGATAACATGGATCGCATGAGCGTGTTCCTTACCGCAGATAACGAAGCTGGGCATGTACAGGCAGTTATCGCAGAAAAAGACTTCCCGATTTACGAAAAGCTAGGTTTCGTTGCATCAGTAGACGACCTCAAGCCAGCAACCAAGCGCGGACGTAAGGCGGCAGAAAATGGCAACGACTCTGACAAAGGGTGACATCGTACTTTTCGCCCTTAGAAAGCCAGCAATTGCATCAAATGCATCACTTACAGACGTTGAGCCTCAGTCAGTTGAGGACGCCATTCAAGACCTCGAAAATATGATGTACGAGTGGCAGATTAATCCTGGCGATATCGGCTACCTGTTTGCGGCAGATGGCGAAGAACCTTTACCCGATGATGATTCAGGATTGCCTCGGAAATACATGCAGGCTGTCGGTTATCAGCTGATGTTGCGCATCCTTTCAGATTACAACCTTGAACCTTCTTCTGGAGTGCTGATAAATGCACAGCGTTCATACGACGCGCTGCTCACCGATACGCTGATTGTTCCATCAATGCGCCGCCGAGGTGACTTTCCAGTTGGTCAGGGCAATAAGTACGACTTATACACAGCAGATCGCTATTACCTTGGCGACTTACCACCGATAGATGGCGATGTGCCTAATCCATAGGGTGAATAATGCCTATTCAGCAACTCCCATTGATGCGCGGAAACGGCAAAAGCGCGAAAGACGCCGACTATATAGACTTCCTGCCCGTTAATCTTCTGGCTACTCCCAAAGAGATACTCAACAGTAGTGGCTATTTGCGCTCCTTTCCAGGCATAGAGAAGCGTAGCGAGGTTGCTGGTATATCGCGTGGCGTTCAGTTCAACACGTCTCAGAATGCTGTGTATCGAGTATGCGGCGGGAAACTGTATCGCGGCACTACAGAGGTGGCAAATGTCACCGGAAGCGCCAGGACGCCAATGGCGCACAGTCGAACCAGCCAGGCGCTGATCACTGGCGGAAATGTTGTCGAGTATCGTTATGACGGTGGAATTAACACGATTGCGAACTGGGACAGCAGTACCGGATACGCGCAGTATGAGCTTGGCTCAGCCCGGGATGTTGTGCGAGTGCGTGGCCGCTATGCCTGGAGCAAAGAAGGTACAGATTCCTTTTTCATTTCTGACATTGAGGATGAGTCGCATCCAGACAGATACAGTGCTGAATACCGGGCTGAATCACAGCCCGATGGAATTATTGGTATGGGTGTATGGCATGACTACATTGTCACGTTTGGCACATCGACAATTGAGTATTTCACCCTGACCGGTGCAACTACGGCCGGTGCTGCTCTGTATGTCGTCAATCCCAGCTATATGGTCCAGAAAGGAATTGCCGGTACGTTCTGCAAGACGCCATTCATGGATAACTTCGCAATCATCAGTCATCCGGCTACCGGCGCGCCATCGGTCTATATCGTTGCATCCGGCCAGACGTCGCCGATAGCGACTGCGTACATTGAGAAGATTATCAGAGGGTACACAGCAGAGCAGTTAAGCAATGCAGTAATGGAAACACTGCGTTTTGATGCTCATGAATTGCTGATTATCCACTTGACGAATCACGTCCTCGTTTATGACGCAGCAGCGAGCCAGAATGGACCTCAGTGGGCTGTGCTGAAGACAGGCCTGTACGATGATGTTTATCGCGGCATTGATTTTATATACGAAGACAATGCCATTACCTGCGGCGACAAGGGGGAGGCTGTTACAGGCACTCTGCGCACTGATATCAGCAGCCAGTATGATAAACAGCAGGAGTTCCTTTTATTCACGCCGTATTTCAAGGCTGACAATGCCAGATGTTTCGATTTCGAGCTTGAAGCATCGACTGGCGTTGCCCAAATTGCTGACCGGTTATTCATATCCGCTACTGATGACGGTATCAACTACGGCCGGGAGCAGATGATTGACCACAATAAGCCATTCGTATACAGCCGCCGCGTGCTCTGGAGTCGGGTTGGACGCATTCGCAAGAACCTGGCATTCAAGATTCGGGTAATCACTAAATCTCCGGTAACGCTGTCTGGTTGTCAGATTAGGGTTGAATAAAATGGCAGATAACTCACTGAATGAACCTGTAGTGTTACAGGCTGTTGGCGTCATGGCTTCATCGCTGCCAACGGCATTTTCTCCGGCTTACCGGCAATATGTTCTGGAACAGACGAGTGATGCAACGAAGGTAGCTCAGAAGGCAAATGACGCAGGAGGCGGGGCGTATGATGCGCAGGTGAGGAACGACGAGCAGGATATCGAACTTGCAGACCATGCATCGCGCCTGACTGCCGCAGAGGCCGAACTTGGCAATCATGAAACGCGAATCACCAATGCAGAAGAGAATATTTCCGCTCTGGATGGGCGCGTGAAATCTGTTGAAAGTGATGTATCAGCATTGCAGACAGACGTATCAGCATTGCAGAGCGATGTTGCTGCAATTCAGGGTGATTACGTATCGACATCCGATACTGCGGAGCAGTCATTATCTGGCGCTCTTGATGTTGCCGGGTATCTTTCTGTTGATGGCACTAAGGTGGTCGGCCCGCAGCAAACTGGATGGACTGCGGGGGCTGGCACACCAAATCTTGCCGCATTCAACGCTGACCAGACTTTCGCTGTCAGCAATCCACCAACTCAGGCAGAAGTGAAGGCTATTGCTGACGCGCTCACTGCTTCATGTCAGAGGATTCTTGCGCTTGAACAGATGGCGAGAATTCACGGTTTAATCGCATGATTAAATTCACTAAAACGCGGAATATTGACCTGATCGAGGCAGTTGGAAATCATCCTGCAATCATCGCAGGCAGTAATAACGGCGATGGCTACGACTATGACCCATCTTGCTGCTACTTCGAAGTTAGCGTTCATGGTCAATTCGGTGGCATTGTCTATTACCGTGAAATTGAACCTTTAACATTCGAATGCCATGCAATGTACCTGCCTGATGCCCGTGGTTTCAGCAAAGATATTGGCCTGGCATTCTGGAGGCACATTCTGTCCACGACTAACGTGCAATGCGTTACATCGTTTGCGGCGCGCAAATTCAGGCATGGTCAGATTTACTGCGTGATGGTCGGCCTACAGCGCGTGGGAACCATCAGAAAATATTTCAAAGGCGTGGATGACGTAACTTTTTACGCCGCAACCCGTGAAGATTTAGAAGCCTATCTACAGAGGAATTAATCATGTTCTATGCATTTACGCTGGGCAGGAAACTGCGCGGCGAGGAGCCATTATGTCCTGCAAAAGGCGGCGGAAAAGGTGGATCGAACAAAGCAGCTAACGCGGCTGCTGATGCTACGAAATACTCTGCTGATCTTCAGAACGAGCAGTTCAATCGCATTATGGACAACCTGGCTCCGTTTACGCCACTGGCGCAACAGTACATCAGCCAGCTTCAGGGCCTTTCGACACTCGATGGCCAGCAGTCTGCGCTCAATAGCTTCTACAACTCAGGCCAGTACAAAGACCTCGCCAACCAGGCTCGCTACCAGAACCTGAACGCAGCAGAGGCCACTGGCGGACTCGGCTCCACGGCCACCAGTAACCAACTGGCCTCCATTGCTCCAACTCTCGGGCAGAACTGGCTATCAGGCCAAATGCAAAACTATAACAACCTGGCAAATATCGGCCTCGGTGCTTTACAGGGGCAGGCCAATGCCGGTCAGAACTACGCCAACAATATGGGGCAATTGTCGCAGCAAAGTGCCGATCTGGCGGCGGCCAATGCAAATCGGCCATCAGGTTTACAGAGTGCAATTACTGGCGGCCTTGGAGGCGCTCAAGCTGGAATGGCTATCGGTTCAATGTTTGGTGGGCCAGGGTTAGGAACTGCAATTGGTGGCGGACTTGGATTGCTTGGCTCACTGTTTTAAGAGGTAATCATGGCAACGTGGCAGGAAGGTAACGGCGGTAGTTTTCTGTCAGGAATTGGCAGGCAGAATGAAAATGCTCCCAGCGCGAGTGATAACCGTGTCGCACTGGGGTTGATTCGGGATAACAACGAATTTGCCCGAGCAGGCGGTAATAACATCGGGCTACAGGCACTCAACGGTCTGTTAGGTATTGCCGGTATGTATCAGCAGGACCAGCAACAGCAAGCACAGAATGCATTTGATCAGGCTCACGCTAACGCATGGGCTACCGGAGATAACTCCGGGTTAATCCAGTTTGCTCAGGCTAATCCCGCATTCGTTTCAAAAGCACAGAAGGCTGTTTCCGGTCTAAATGAGCAGCAGCGCGCTGACCTGGGGAAACTGGCAATGCAGACCAATACTGCGCTGGCTCAGGGGCCTGAGGCATACAGTAAATTTGTTACCGATAATAGCGACCGGTTAAAGCGTGTTGGTGCTGATCCTGCATGGATGCTACAGACTGGCATCAGCAATCCGGAGCAGTTGTCTCACCTGACTACGACTATGGCTCTTGGTGCCGTTGGTCCTGACAGGATGTTTGACGTACAGGATAAACAGGCTGGCCGTGCTGTGACGATGCGTGGTCAGGACATCGGGCAGCAAACCGCAGCGCAGAATAACGCGGTACAGATGCGTGGTCAGGATATTCAGGCAAATTTAGGTCAACAACGCATAGTTCTGGACAGAGAGACTAACCGTATAAATCTTGAGAACAAACGGTTAGACCGTCAAATGCAGCAGGAAACAAACGATCTGAAACGTTCAGAGATTCAGCAGCGTATTGACGCCAATAATCGCGATTTACAGCAAAAGCAGGACGCGCTAAACACTGGATATCGGGACAGCATCAACACACTTACTACCAGTATGGGTACGCTAAACGACGTACTGAATGGAGATGTCGGAGGTATTACAGGTATCAAAGGAATTGCTCCAAATATTCCTGGTGGTGCTGCTGCAAACACTCAGGCGCGCCTTGATACTTTTAAATCTCAGGCTTATCTGTCAGCAGTACAAGCTATGAAAGGGATGGGGGCGCTTTCTGATGCGGAGGGTAAAAAGCTGGATGCTGCTGTTGGTTCACTGCAGAACTCTCAGAGCGAGGCATCTTTCCGCAGAAACGGCAAAGTCATCATGGATATGTATAACCAGAAGCGTAGTGATGCTGTGAGTAAGTACGTTCAGCAGAACGGTATCAAACGTGTTGAGGCCCCACAACAGTCAATAGACTATCTGAAACAGCATCCTGAATTATCCACTGACTTTATCAACCGTTACGGATATCTCCCTTCCATCGGAGGCTAAATGGCAAATTATAGAGAGCTTCTGGAACAGGCTGGCGCTCGTCACGGTATCCCGGGCGGGTTAATGACAGCTCTATCCTCTAAAGAGTCGAGTCATAACCCGAACGCAGTCAGCAGGGCCGGGGCAACCGGTCTTACGCAAGTAATGCCCGCGACGTATCGTGGAATGGGTTATACCGACGAACAAATGCAAAATCCTGAATATCAGGCTGATGCCGGGGCGCGTTACCTGGCTAAGATGTATCAGCGATTCGGTAACTGGCGGGATGCATTACAGGCTTATCATGACGGCCCGGGGAATATGGAGAAAGCATTGAAAGGACAATATCAGCCCGGCCCAGAAGGGCGACAGTATGTTGACAAGCGCTTTGATGAATGGACGGGTGGGAATCCAACTACTGATGATACCGCGCCGCAGCGAGCTACGTTAGCCCGAGCAAAGGTGCATTTGCAGCAGGACCCTGATAACCCATTCGCTCAGATTGAAGCTCAGTCAACAGGAAATCCAGTTGAGCCGCATATGCAGGATGATCCGAGCAACCCGTTTGCTCAGATTGAAGCGCAGGGAGCATCACCTTCAGAATCCAAGGAACAGCAACAACCACAAGAGTCACCTAGCTTTATGGACAGCGCAGAGCAGGCTGCTCGCGGCCTGGTAAACATTCCATTTGACGTACTTCAGGGCGGCGCAAGCCTGATTAACGCAATCGGCCAGGGGCTTGGTGTCCCTAAGGTGCTGGATGACGTATACCGTCCAGTGGACAGGCCAACAGACCCATATGCTCAGGCAGGGGAGGCTATTGGTGGATATCTTGTCCCTGGTGCTGGAGTAGCCGGTAACATGGCAATCGGATCACTTGCTGATGCAGCCAACCAACAAGGTGATTTTGCACAGAATGCTGCAGTTAATGCGGCGCTTAACCTTGGGGCACAGGGCGTTCTTTCCGGGGTGGGAAAATTGATTAAGCCCCGGGCTACTCAAACTCTGGGATCAGCAGCGGTAAGTTCAGCCGATGATGTATCAAGACTAGCTAAAACTGGAACTGGTAGAGAAGTTATCTCACAGCAAGCCGCTAATGTTTCTGATGATGTAGCAAGGGCGGCTGAGGCTACAGGGGTCGATATTAATGCATTAACCCCTGGAATGAGGTCTGGAAGTCGCGGAGTCGCACAGGCAGAGGGAATTCTGGCATCAAAACCAGGTGTCACACAGGATGCTCACGCCAAAGCATTTAGCGAAATACAGAGTAAGTTCAACTCAGCACTTGACGATTTAGGTGCTGAAGCCGGAAGCGCAGCAGAGAAGAGCGGAGCAATAAAACAGAGGGTTCTGTCTGGAATTGACAGCATGAAGTCTTTGGAGAAGGCTGCATGGGATAATGTGCGCTCTACAATGCCAGAAGCGAAGGCTCGCATGTCAAACACCAATGCCACCATCCAGGGCGATATTGACGCCGGAATGCCGCTAACACCTGAGATGAAGCAATTCGCTGCTGCATACAATAAGGCCGGCAAAGACGGCATCACGTTCGATGCTATGAAAGCATGGCGCGGTAAACTTGCTGACGCGGAGCAAAAATACATCAGATCTGGAGAGGCTAATATGGCTCGCCGTATGGGTGAGTTGCGCGATGCAGCCACTGAAGACATGAGGCTAATGGCGCAGAAGGGCGACTTCATTGATCAGTGGACCAATGCCAATGAATTATCAAAAGCCAGATTTGCGGCGCAAAAGCAGGCAGAGACAGCGCTAGGTAAAGACCTCGCAACGGATTCGCTGGTCACAAACGGCGTGAGAGCATTGCAGAACTCAGCGAAGAGCGGCACTGGAAAATTCAACCAGATGATTGGGTCTCTACCGGAAGCAGAAAGAGCACCGGCGATCGCATCAATTCTTCAGGATGCAATGTCTCAGGGTGTGCGTGGAGGTAAATCTGAGGCAGCCGGAATTTCTCATATAGCATCAATCCTCACCCCGCAGAACGTTGCGGCAATCAGCAAGCATTCTAAAGATCTCGGAAAGCTAGCAGAGGCATATGGAGAACTGGCTCGTTCAGCTACAGAACCCCTAAGATATGTTGAACATACCGGGAGATCAATCCCTGCATTAAACGCTCTTGAGCAAGGTCTCCACCCTGTCATGGAAAGCGCGCTGTCTGGCGCGTTCCGCACTGCCGGTACTATTGGCGGATTCTCAGGTGGAGGGATGGTCGGGGCCATTGCGGGGGGAGCCATTGGCGGCGCAGCGGATGCAGTGGCAAAGGGAGCAATCACTAAATTGTCATCCACCAAAAGTGGTCGTTACGCCATTGAAAAAGCCATTCAGGAAGCGACTAAGGCCACTAGAGCTGGAGCAAGCAAAGAGGCGTTATCCGCAGCCGAACGTCGATTTATTGCTAATAGAGCTGCCGTGAAAGCAATCCGTGACGCGGTTGGTGGCGAAGAATTTAATCGACTCTCGAGAGCAGGTTTTGTGGCCACGATTAGTGGCATGAATAGAACCGAAGAATAATTTAACTAACGTAACGCTGCACATGCTTTGCCTTGTGCGGTTTTGCTGCGCCTGGAGCATAGTAAATGCCAGATATTTCCGCCAATGTTGTCGTAAGCATGCCGAGCCAGCTGTTTACGCTTGCTCGTCAGTTCAAGGCCAATGCCAATGGGAAAATTTATATTGGTCAGATTGATACCGATCCAGTGAACCCAGACAATCAAATTCAGGTGTACATTGAAAACGAAGATGGATCTCTGGTTCCCGTGCCCCAGCCTATTATCATTAATGCTGGAGGATATCCTGTATACAATGGTCAGGTTTCTAAGTTTGTCACCGTGAAGGGGCATAGCATGGCTGTGTATGATGCTTATGGAACACAGCAGTTCTATTACCCTAATATCATTAAGTACGATCCAGACCAGTTTAAGGAACAGCTGTCTTTACCTAGTGGGTCTTCGCTTATTGGGTATAAAACTAGCAATGTTAGCAATTATCTTGATTCATTAACGGATAGCTATGTGCTGGTTACAGATATATGCCAAGATTTAAATGAAGATAATCGTATGGTCATATTCTCACAAAGCACAAAGGTTTTCGTCCCAAAAGAAGTCTCTGTTAGATGCAATCTTTTGCCAACAGATGATATAAGAAAGTTTGTAGGCGATGGTAAGGTGTTAACTAGAGACAAATGGGGAACTGAACATGTATTTGATGTTAATTTAGCAATAAATGGACCTGCGGATACTCCGCGAATGCGAGTGAACTCATCTGCATTTCGCAAGACCGCATGTTCAATTGGTGTAATTGGCGATAGTATTACTGACGGTGTTAACACAATCGGATACACCGCAAACCCATATGATCCATCAACAAATAATTTGAGCAGTACTAACTATAACCACATGATGAACGGTGGTAGTAATAGTTGGTTTAGATGGTTCATAGAAACCATCGGGATGTCATATTTTGGATTTGTTAATAAATTCACGTATCTAAATGGATACAACGCAGCCCACGCAGGAGCAGCATTCGTTGATGGATGGGCGTATAGAAATCTTGATTATGGATTTTTCCAAAACGCCGCATACGGTAAAACTATGCCTGATGTTGTTCTGATATCAATGGGTGAGAACGATGCCATACAAACATTTACTCAAGAGACACTCATTGACTTGTACGACAAATTTATTCGTAAGTGTTGGGGATATGGTTCCACGGTAGCCATTGTTGGGATGCCAATGGCGCATATTGGCCGGTCTGAAGTAGAGCATTCAGTGAAGGCTACGCTACATGATAAATATAATTTAGTAGAGTATTTAGATATTAGCAGTGCTATTGATGATAGCATGAATAACATTGGTGTGGGAGGAAATGGTGGGGATGCAATTAGCATGCGAAACACTGTATGGGACGTTACTCATCCAGCACAGGCCACCCACTATCGGATGGGGGGATATTGTGCCTATATTTTCTCTAAGCAGAGATTTATTGAAGCGATAGAAGATACTAAATTTCTCCCAGTCACTCATGATAAATTTATTGTTGAGACATCTGATGGAGATATTGGTAGTCCTACATCTGCAACAAGCAATCCTGAAAGTATTCCAGGATCAACCGATTCTGATACAAACAACATGACTGCCAAATATGTTTGGTGGCCCTACTCAAGTCTGAATAAAGCCATTTATATTCGCTTTATGATTTGGTCGGATGCTGACCAATCTATTGATTTGAGTACATTCTATGTAACTCCAAGCATCTATCCAACGGGAACCACTAAAAGCATAATCTGCCGCCTTTCTCATCAAATAAGATCGGATGCGGCTACAGATCCATCATGCATAGCATCTATTGGAACAGAAATTGAGCCTGTTGTGGGATCTGCAGGGTATGACTATCGTACTTGTCATATTGCCAGATTAAAGCGTGGGCTTAACATTTTTGAAGTAATACATGCCAATGCTGCTACTTATGTAGCATTGCCAATGTTATATTTCAATTCTGCAAAAGGATTGGGATTTAGCCGTAATATGGCAGGAGTTAGTAATTTTGTATCTGGCAGCATCATGTCATTAGATGGCCAAGCACCAATGATTCAATACCCTGCAGCTTTGACGATAGCAGGGAGATCTTATATGGATGAGGCTCCAGATTATTATCAGTGTGGAAAAGGTTCAGTAGTGCAGACGGCGACTTTTGATTTAGTTAACCCTTTAAGCAATTTTTCCGTTGTCATGAGATATAAGCCTTCACGCTCACAATATTTGATAGTCGATTTTACAGGAAGCGTAGGAGCATATTTAGCAAGAACTCAGATTAATGGAGTTAATGGTCTATCAACCCAGACAACGGCAATAACTGATGCGCAATACAATTATTTAAATGCTGGAGGTAAGTTTTCAGTTATAAGCAAGGTTGACTCAACCACTATAGTTTTCGAGGATATAACGGCAACTCCATCTTACGTGACCATATTAGGAGGGTTGACTGGTGGTGGCATGGCTGTCAGAAGAGTTAATGCGACACTTCCTACTTCATTCAGGTGTGTGGGTGCTGGCATCCATTTCTCAAGTAGCGTAATCGCAAGTGCGAATCTGAATCAGACGCCAGTTTAATGAGTGAGCTACGCGCCGCAGAAATGGCGCGTAGCTACCTAAAACATTAGAAACATCATAAAAAGTGTGATAAAAAACAACTACCCTTACAAAAAACTTACGATGAACCATGTCAGACAACATAAGCAAAACCATACTCGTGAAAAATTCACGCAATGTAAATATTGAGTTACTAAGATGCATAGCGATATTTTGTGTTTTATTTATACATCTTTCATCTCCATTTTTTTATAGCAATGAGTTATTTGAAAATCACTCTAAATATTGGCTTGTAAATAACATATATTACGCATCTTCAAGATTCTCTGTGCCTGTGTTTTTCATGGTTACGGCTCATTTGTGTTTAAACAGCAATGGGTCGTATGACATTACAAAAAGAGTTAAAAAATTATTTATTCCGTTTTTATTCTGGTCTGGCGTGTATTTTTACTATGGTGATTATTCTGGCTCGCATGGTTTATTTGATTATGTAAAAGCTATTATTTTCAATAAAACAAGCACTCATCTTTGGTTCATTCCTGCATTTATCGGGTATGTGATACTTTTGCCTTTAATTAAGACGTACTTTATTAAATCCAATGATTCCGGTAAGCCTATAATAGGAGTGTCCATACTGGTATATGTTACTTTAATTCCATTTTCAGCGACATGCTTAACTGCAATGGGATATGACTCTAGTTTTATTTGGGGTTCCAGGCAGTACAATGTTAGCATTGCTGAATTTATTGTTTTCCCTATCACTTTGTATTTTGCGTCAAAAGTAAGGGAGTTACCAGCATTTTTATACTTCTTGATATTTATAGTAAGCGTGTCTATTGTGGCGTATTTGAATGTATATGCATCCTATAACCAAGAGAAGATAACAGAGTTGTTCTTTAACTATACATCTCCTCTTGTAATAATATCATCTATATGCGTATTTAAATTTTTCATGAAAACAAATATTAAATCAGTTATCTTGTCAGGATTTATAAACGCATTGGGTGGTTTATCTTTTGGGATTTACCTGTCTCATATAATGGTTAGAAATATTTTGCAGCATTACGATTTGATATCATGGTCAAATCCTGCAATATCACCAATAATAAATACAGTTGTTATATTTACTATTTCAGCGGCAATGATTTTTGTCATAAAAAAAATACCTGTAATTAGACGCGTAGCATAATTAATATTAGTATTAAAATTAAATAGGTGGCTTGAATTTAAGTCACCTATAATATTATATTAACCATCTATTCTGCGATTATATTGCAACCCCATATTGATCATTATTTCAAATAAACTACTTTATATATAAACAGTATTTAAATGGCGGTTGTCATGGAGTTCATTAAACCGGCGGCGTGGTGGATCTCTCAAATATCACCAGGCAGCGAAAACTCATGTCACTGTTCCCGATGAGTGAGGTGTGGTGCATTGGTCGATGGATTGCTAAAAAGCTGGAAGCGATGGGGATCAGGACTGTCCTGGAACTGGCCGACACCGATCTCTATGTTATCCGCAAGAACTTCAACGTCGTTCTTGAACGCACCGTGCGCGATATCATCGCCGCAGACACGCATTGCCTCGATGCTATCTGGCATGACGGGCACCGCTACCAAAAATCCGGGGTGATGCTGGGTGATTTTTACAGCCAGGGAGTGGCACAGCTCAACCTGTTCGACGATCTCGCGCCTCGATGCAACAGCGATAAGCTGATGTCCGTGATCGACAAACTTAATACCCGGGAGGGGAAAGGGACAATTTATTTTTCCGGGCAGGGGATTGCACAATCCTGGCAGATGAAACGCGAAATGCTGTCGCCGAGGTGTACGAACAGGTTGTCAGATTTTCTGGTGGTGAAGTGA